ATGGCCGTGCTTATTGCCATGCAGGTCGCGGAAATCCTCAATTCCAGCGCGGACCAGTGCCTTTCGCCAGGCATGGCCCCCGGCTTTCTTGACTGGCTCTCCTTCGTAGATAAACACGCAATCCCGGGCTTGCCTTGCTGATTTCGCAAGATCGCCATAGCGTCGGAATTGAGTGGTACCGCAATGGCTTACCGGCCTTGGTCTGGTGATAATCGATCCAGGCACACTCTCGCGGTAAATCAACATGCTGCAATCTAAGCTATTGATTCATATTGGCGTCTCTTTTTGTCTCTTGTCGTTCTTAGTTATGATTTGATGCAACGGATGTATCATGGTTGCATCAGCTACCAATCGGCGGCGCCCTCGCTTTTTTTCAAAGTCTCCGTTGGCTAGGCGTTCCACGAATTCTTCGAGGTCGGCCGGCCGATACAGGCAGCGGGTGCCTTGTTTTATTTCGCGTATCTTTTTTTCGCGAACCAGCCGGCCTAGTGTTGATTCGCTGATCGATAGAGCGCTTGCGGCTTCTGATTTGTCTAGTAGCAGTTTCATTTCATGCTCTCTTGGTTTATGCGGCCGTATTCGGTCAAATGGCGGTGATATTAACCTTCCCGTGCTGCTAAGCCCTCTCGGTACCGCCTCAATTCAACGTCGATGCCCGCGGCCTCTTCGGCGATGGACTCGGCAAACTGGAGCAACTTGTCGAACAGACCGGCGCCGCTTGAGCGCACGCAGTCTCCAGCCGGCTCGGCTTTGGCGCCGGCTGCGGGCTTGGACTCGGGCGCTTGATCTTCCGGCCAGTTAAGGGCTTCGACGATCCCGAGAACCTCGTTGACCTCGTGCTGCACCGCGTATAGGGCCGTCTGAACGTTCTCGTTCGGGATGCTCTCGATAAATCCATCAAATATCAGCGCCAGAATGGCATTTGCGCGCTGCGCGGCGTTGTAGGCGTTGTCCAAGGTGTTTGCTGGGGCGGCGCTCATGCTGCACCGCCTTGCGCCCAGCGCTCGAAACGGTCGCCGCCATCGCCCAAATACTGGTGAATCTCCCTCGCGGTGGCTCGGGCGTCCAGTGTCAGCACGGCCATACAGTCGTCGAACAGGGTCGTGTCCAAGCCTCTGAGCCGGACCAGGTTGAACGGGAAGCGGTAGCCGTTATACAAACCAAGCAGAAAACAGCGCACGGTGTTGGCTTGGCCGCTGTCGCGCTCGGCCACGTCGGCCAGGCGCATCAACGCCGGAATACCGGCCTCGGTCACGACTTGGCGCTCGTTGTCTATTTCGAAAAGTTGCTGCAGCAGGGCGTCAACGGCAATAGGGGCGGATGTTGGCATGTTCATGCGGCACCTGCCTTTGCTGCATCGGTGGCTTGCTCGCTCGTTTTATCTGGCTTGACGCTGTAAAGGTCTGGATGTCGCAACCTGCAATCAGCGTCGGAGCTGATGATTGCCAGCTCCCGAATAACGCCTATCTGATTGGACAATGAAAACAACAGACTGGCTACGTTGCCTTTGTCTTCAAACGCGCCAGAAGAGTCGTCGCTGTTAATGGTTAAGCCCAGGGCGCTCATCGCACATTCAAGATTAAGCATCTCCGTAACTACCGCCTCATCCGACAAACGGCTAAACCATTCAAGTTCGCTCGTTGTCAGATTGCCTTCGACCTTGTTCCAAAGCGCCCGGATTGTGTTGGCGGCGCTGGTGGCTCCGAAATCTTGTTTGTCGGATTGCTCCGCGTGTGGTTGGGTTTGCATGTCGGTTCTCCTTAGCTGGATGAAAACCGCCGCCCATTGGTTCGAATCGTTGGGCGACGTGGTTAAGTGGGTTCGAACTACCGCGCTAAGGAGCGGCCGGCACAGGGCCGCCCAAATAACCACGCCATAACAAACAAGCGCAACTTGGCTGCGCGAAATGACGGGCATAAAAAACCGCGTGAAGCGGCTTTTCTCACGCCTTAGCAAAAAACGGGGTTCGAATCCCGCCCCCGGTGCGCCGGGGTCGAAAACATTCTGCTACTGGGGTGGAGGGGTGTCAAGGAAATTTTTGAAACAAGCAAAGGGAATGAAGGTATTGATTAGATATGCAATGTGACCGAAGATATTCGCCAAACACTTATCTTCAGAGGATTCGAATGGATTTAACTCAAGTTCCTGCTCTTTTGGGAAGCATCAAAACTGCTTTCGAAATTACAAAAATGTTGAGGGAAACTGACGCATCCCTCGAAAAAGCTGAATCAAAAATGCGTTTGGCAGAACTTATATCCACCCTTGCCGACGCGAAGATAGAAGTAACAGAAATTCAGCAAGTTTTGCTTAACAAGGATGCGGAAATACGAGAGCTTCAAGAAAAACTCAAAATCAAAGCCCAACTTCAGTGGGAAAGACCATATTACTGGCGAGTAGGCGGTAATGAGAAAGACGGCCCTTACTGCCAACATTGCTACGACAAAAACCAGGAGTTAATACGCCTGCAAGGCAATGGCGAAGGGTATTGGCACTGTACGGCGTGCAAAAACGAGTACAAAACTAGCTCGTATAGCGCCACCATTACCACGGTAGCCTTCAGCGATGATCGTTACCACGGGTATTAATTTGTAAGGGTAATTAGTCGATCCTATGCCAAGACGCCGCTACCGCCGAAATTACCGGAACCGATCAATGGCCGGAGGCCTGTTGTCCGACACCGCTTACATGGCCAACCGCTTTTCTTGGCAAGGCGCCTTGATTCTTGGACTGGTGCAATTCGTGGTGTTTTATTGGTTGTTGCCGGCATGGATCAACCACCAACTCGAATCGCTTCAAAGCAATATGTTTCGGCCAATTGTGGAAGTGATCTTTGCTAAGCGTGTTCATTGGCTCCAATGGCTCGCGATGGCCTTGGGGCTGATCTGCGGGTTCTTTGCTATTCGGAATTACTTTGCGGCCGGCCAACTTGACTGGTATGGCGAAAGACAGGTCGGTTTTATCAGTCGTCTTCTGGCCAGATGGTTCGACTAAACCTGATGGGTTATCCCCAATCTCTGTGGAAAACCCTGTGACAAAGGCGTGACAAAACTTGGAAATGGCCCGTCATATCTGAAGGGCAGTCGGATTGGCTAAAAGTTGGACAAGCGGTTCTCTGGATCGGCCGGAACAACGCCCAACTTCAACAAAGCCTCGGACTTGATTCTATTGGCTTCAGCCTTTTCAACCGTTGATGCAGTGTCGTTGGCGATGACTTGGTTTTGCACAATGACCAAGCGCTGGAGTTCGCGTTTTTCTTGAAATGTTAGAGTTACATTGAGTTGGTTGTTCAACCCTAGCCCCCTCAGAACGACCAAAAAGCCACTTTGGATAACATCAAGCCGCTTTTTTCCAGCCAGCGGCATCGTCTTTGAATAATTGGCGTTCTTGCTTACGCTCGTCAATGTCGCGAATACGGGCAATCAGCTCGCGAACGCCGGTTTTTTCGCCATAGAACTCAATAACGCAAACCCGCAACAATCGGTCGGCCCATTTTGGCACCTTGCCGGATTTTTCCCACCGAGCCACGGCTTGTTCATCGTTGCCAAGCAGGTCGGATAACGCTTTTTGCGACAAGTCCAATTCCTTGCGTAGGAATCTGAATTCCTTTCCGGTCAAAGTGGGCTTGTTGAATACGAGGTCATGCGCAATGGCTTTGTGCAATCCCCTGGTGTCGGTAATTGACACGCATTCGCCGAACTCTTCGTCGTCGATAGTCGAGTAACCATTCACGAGCCAGATATTATCCAGTCCGCAGTCTTTGTAGTGGTACATAAACGTTTGCCTCCGGCTTAAAACACAGTGACTATCACCGTGCGTTCGCCATTATTGTTATGCTTGATCGCAACAGCGACCGTCACGACGCTACCGGCCGTGTAATGTTCCAATGTGCATCGCCAATCGCCTTTGGGATCGCGGCAAGGCGATTCCGTGATTTTTCCCTTTTCCAGGCATGAAAGCACTTGTGGTCGGGTAATTTTTCGCTCCATCATTCGATCGATAGCGTGTCGGGAAAAGAACACGCGCCCATCGTCCGCCGCGCATTCTCGCAAAATCTTGAGCGCGTCAGAATCGGTCATGTTGAGGTATTTTATCACCGCCATACCTATCATTTTAATAGGTGCTGATTGGAATGCAAGGGTATTGATGGGGATTAGCAAGTACGAGAACAGACACCTCATCACGACCAAAAAGTGATGGCTGTATTCTGTTGGACGAATTTTAGGCGGATTCGCGCGTTCCAGTTTGAAAACCGCGACTCTAGGAACGTATAATCAGAACGTGGGCTTTGCTGTCAGCAAGCCTGTTGTGCCAGATCGACAACTCCGACTGGTACCCCGCTCAGCCAGACACGGCAACGGGGGTACTTTCAACCAGTTTGGAGACTTTGTTATGGCGCGCGCCCGAAAATCCCTCGTAAAACCCCGTTTAATCGCTTTCAACCGCCAAGCCGGCCGCTGTTTTTACTGCGAGCAGCCGATGTGGATGAACAACCTTGATGAATTCGCATCGTCGCATCGACTAAAGCCCAGTCAGGCCATGCACTTGAAATGCACCGGTGAGCACTTGCAGGCCCACTCTGAAGGCGGCAAAGCCGATCGAACGAATATCGTTGCGGTGTGTGCGTATTGCAATCGATTAAGGCATCAGCGTAAAGAGCCGCCGACCCCGGAAGACTATAAGGCCCTGGTCAATCGCCGGCTTAGCCAAGGGAAATGGTACGGTTTAAGGCTATGACGGGCCTTTGTGGCCTAATGGTCGCTGTAAATCGTTTTGCAGACCTTATTGGCGTCACAGATTACCGATTTTTTGATGACGCTTGGCTTTTTGATCGGCTGCTCGGTATCTGACGCGGCCAAGGCGACCGCAGCGCCTGGAAGCGTTGCCATCGGCTTTGCGGCCGGCGATTGGCTGGCCGGCATACCGATGGTGGTCAATGTAAGCCGATTACCTTCCTGGACCATTTTGAACAGCTTCAGCGTGTTCATGCCGATCAATACTTCATTCAAATACGGATTGGTGTGGGCGTTGAGATTCTGAATCAGCGCGTTGCCAAGTTGAAGCGTTTCGATTCGGGTTTCACGCTCCGCGACATTGCCACCTGCTGTATTGGCTTGAATCACGCGTCCAAGCGGTAGCTTGGCGGCGGGGGCCCATTTCTCAGGGATTACGGTTGTGGTAGCGCCGGTGTCAATCATAAACGGCATCAGCGTACCATTGATAACGACAGTACCTCGAAAGTGCCCATTCCGATCCGCGGTTAAGATGGCCCCGCCCGTTTGAGACTGTGCGGATCGCTGTTGGGTAGGTGCCGGGGCAATCGTCACCTGTGCAGGTGGGTTGGATTGAATAATTGTTTGAACCGGCGCCGGTTGCACACCGACTTGGCGATCCTTCAAAATCCGGTCCGCCCCATACCAAAGCACGACAAGTGCCAGGGTTGGGTAAATCAGAAACCGGACACCTCTGGGTTTGGACGAATTAGCCGGCCGACGCCGCGAGATTGGGCGGCCAACTAAATCATCAATCGGACCTCGGCTGGCATTCTGCGAGGCTTGGCGGTGCTTTTCCCAGTAATAGTCTCTATCCTGTATTCCCATTTGCCCACCCTTGGAATTTGGTAAGTTTGATGAGGGGGATTATCGCAGTAGACGGGACGTAAGACTGATGTCGGGATCACGCTTTGCGGCCGGATAACCTGACCGGCACTCCAGCCGACGTGGCCGCGAAAATTGACGCGGTTGTGACCAGTTCCGGAAAGGTTACAAAGGACAATTACCCGAAAACAGACCTACCACAAGGCGATCCTGACGCCGATTCCAGCCAGCCCCACATCGACACCCTGCAAGCCATCGCCGAAGGCCAGCACGACGGCGAAGACCTTAACGCCTTGCTGGATAAAATCGCCGACGCGGCGCTAGCGTTTTGCTTTGTCGGCGTGAACTAAATCTATTCGTCTTCGGAAATCAAGCCGCGCTCTATCAGCACCTGCCGTTGCCGAGCCCTGGCCTTCTCTAGCCTAACCACCATGTCCTCTTTCAGTCTTTGCAGCAGTGCCTGATCTACCTTGCCGCTGACTTCAACTTCTTGCTTGTCTCGCCAATCCTTCGGCCTGCGATTCCTGAGCCAGATAAAGGCCGCGCTTGTATCCGGCGGAACCTCTTTCTCGGTGGTCACCACTTCCACGACCAACAAGTCATCATCGCCGGCCGCCACAATGCCGCCTTCGCCGTCGTCGCCCGCCATCGGCCTCACCTGCTTGGTCTTGACCTCCTTGTATCTGAAACCGGTGGCGCGCCGGAAGAGACCGTCGGCGGCCTCGGCATCAGCCCACACCTTGCCGCTCTTGATGGACTCCGAAAAAGTGATGTAATTCAGCTTCCACAGGTTGATGGTTGACTCGGAAACCATGAAGAACTCGGCCAACTCGGCATCCGTTGCACCGAGCCGGCACAATAGCCGCGCTTGCCTATCGAACCCCGGAAGATATTTGGTGTTGCCGTGAAGATTGGTCTCATCGACTTCTTCCCATTCCGGCTCTGGGAGCGCCTCTGGCTTTAGCTTTGCGGTCGGCGTGGGAGTGACATTTTTGAGTGACATTTCGTCACGGAGAGTGACGTTTTGAGTGACATTTTCGCGTGACGTTTTGTCACTCTGAGTGACGTTTTTCGGCGTGACGTTTTCAGGCCCGCGCTTGGCCCATCCCTGCCGACTGGCGGCTTTGGCGATGGTGGCGCGGTTGACCTCGTAGCCTTGAGCAGTCAGCTCATCGGCCAGCCACTGGTGCCCATCGCGCTCGTCGGCTTCCCAGCGGCGGCGGATGTCGGCCCATTGTTCCTTACTCAGTTTTGCCATGGCTTAGGTTCGCATCACGTCCCGGTTATGGCGAGTCCGCGGTAACCGATTGCTGAATATCCAGCGCCTTATCGTCGAAATCCACCTCGATTACGACGGGATAGCCGGCCGGGTCGGCGGTACCGGGGACGCCTTTGCCGTCGTTTGGCTCACCGGCCTTCGGCGCATCGTAGAGTGGAATTTGAGCCTTCAAAGTGATGTCGGCTGCCAGCATGACGACGTTTTTCATGCCGGTACGGATGGCCGCAACGGGAATATCCGGCGACTCTATCGTTGCCACCCAGTCTTCACTGACCCCGGCAAAACTGGTCGAATAGCCAATCCGGCGATTGGGAACGGCGTCAATGTAATTCATGAATTGCGCCGCCAATGACCGCGCCGTCGGCTCGTCGGCGGCCGCGAACACCAGTTGCGTGCGGATGTCGCCGAACACGGTCCGCAAGCCGAATAAGCGCTGCTTGGCGTCGCCGGGCATGATGACCTTCGTGGAGTCGGCGATTTGCCGGGCAAACTCGCGCCCAGTCGGAGTGTAACTTTGATCCATGGCCACCAGGATCGCCGGCAGCTTGGCCGGCCGCGTGGTCGCGCTGTCGGTATCGTTACGCTGCCATGCCGCCAGCATGTCTTCGGCGGCGTCCACCATCCGCGACGGCGCCCAGGCGATGCTCTTGGCGACGCCGCGCGTCAGGTATTCGGTCATCGGCTGCGTCGTGGCGACCAGCGAGGCGTAGAACTGAGTCAGGTATTCGCCGAATCCGACTTTGAGGGGCTCGAACATTTAATACCCCAGGATTGTTGATCGGGTTTGCATATAATCGGCGGCGGTGCGCGCGGCCCTGACTTCGGCGGCGGCCGGCCCGTGGGCATCGGCCAGGTCGGCCGAGATCAACGCATTTCTGAGGTCGCCGTTCTTGAGCCACCAGCGCAGTTGTTGCGGTGAAACTTTGACCATGCTGTGAAGGCCGTTCCAGCCGTGCTCGTAGCTGTCCAAGTAGGAGCGGCGCGCGGTCTCAAGGTCAAGAAAGCAGAGCATGACCTTGTGCTCGTCGAAGCCGCCGCCGACATGCTGATTGATAACCCAGGCGGTTTCTGATTGCGGATAGGGGCCGATGAAGCAATCTACGGGATCGCCGTCGGCGCCCTTGGTACCAGAGAAGTAGCCGTAATGCGCCGCCAGCCTGGAAGTCCAGCGCTGCCCCGTTTTTGGATCGATACCAGTTCGATAGCTGTTGCGCGGCTGCTCGATCGCAACCGGCATGCCGTGAATCGATACTCGGCCGACCTTGTAATTCCCGTCCAGGCATTGGTTATCGGTCGGCGCCGGCCGGCTGTTATGCCCGAAGGCGCCGTCATGGGCGGCGTTTTCGATGACAGTGAAGGCGTCCGATTTCATGCGTCAGCGTCCTGGTTGGGTTCCGCGGTGCCGTCGTCTTGGGCTTCTGGCTTGGGCTGGTAGTAGTGGACAACTTCGGTTCGGTCGCGCCATTTTTCGGGCCGTCGATTAGTTAACCAAAAGATACACGCGTCTGTATCTGGTGGGATTTCGCGGGTAACGGTAACGGATTCGATTGAGAGAACCTCGCCGCTTGCACTTCGGGTTTCGCGCGTAGTTGTTTCGCTGTGCTGGTAACCGGTGGCGCGCCGAAACAGGTTGGCGGCCACTTCCGCATCGGCCAGGATTCGGCCTCGCTTGATGGCATCGGCAAACTCAGGGTGCCGTTTTATCCAAGCATCGACAGTGGAAGCCGAGACATTGAAGAATTCGCCGAGTTGCTCTTGGGGCGCGCCCAGCAGGGTGTAATTATGGGCGAGCTGGACGTATTCTGGCTTATAGCCCCGTGGGCGTCCGCGTTTTTTTGTGTCTTCGGTCATGGCGTAAGGGATGTGAAAAAGGTTATTGGAGGGACTGGCGCAGTTCGGCCAATTCAACCGTGCTGCGTTTGGCGTCTTGGCGCAGTTCGCAAATCAACCGATCCAGCTTGGCAGAGCCTGGCATGTCTTCGAAGCAGGGATTCAGTTCCCGGAACCGGTCAAGGGCTTGCTGAATTTCCTTGGTTTTATCCGCAAAGCGTTGGGTCAGTTCGGCGAGCTTATTGACAGCATCAACCAGGCGGCGGATATCGGCGATTTCGTCGGCGATCAGGTCGGACAGCAGGTCCTTAACCTGGTTTTCGCGAGCTTGCTTGATGTCACGTTGGGGGTAGTTAGAGAAGCCAAATAAGAAATCTGAGCTAACGCCGTAGTGCAGAACAGCCGTGGCGAGGACTTTGGGGTTGATGTAGGAAAGGTGGCCGTATTCGGCGGACTCGAGTTTACTGAGCCGCGACGAATTGGTAAAGCCGAACAGCGGTGCGGCTTCAATTTGGCTAAGCCCACACAGTTCGCGGGCTTCGGCCATCCGCGCGCCGAAATTCAACGACATCGCGGATTTGATTTCGTCAGGTTTTAAATTGGTGTAGGAAATAAGCATTTATTCCTCAAATCGGTGGTTTTGAGGCATTTCATCACGAATTTCTTGCGGATTTCGGGGCGATTTCCGTGTTAGTTGGCTTGTTTTTGAGGGTTAAGTAATCAAACCGATAATCCAACTTTTGAACGGCGGAAACGGCTCGCAGAAGCCGAGCCCCGGCGGGCATGTCGTCGAAATCCGGGTTGGACTTTCGGAATAGCTCGAAAGCGGTGACGATTTCGGCAAGCGCCGCTTGCGCGCGGGTTTTGATTTCATCGGCTTCGGCTTGGCGTGCCACAAGTTTGGAGTAATGTTTAAGGTGAATCCGCTGCAATCCGGTCAGAAAGTCGCGCTGCAAGTCGATTTTAAGGGAGCATTCCCAGTCGTCAGCCAAGCCGAGTAGCCAATCGGCCGATACGTCGTAAGTTTCGGCTGCCGCTTTTAAAAGCTTGATAGGCAATGGATTCAATCTGCCGGCTTCGGCGTCGGCGAGCGCTTGTTTGGAAGTATTTAACAGTTCCGCGGCATCTGTCTGAGTAATGTCGAGAAGCTCACGTGCGACATACAGCCTGGATCCGGTTAATTTTAAGGCCGCTATTTCTTGTTTGTTCGTGTAAAGGACCTTTGGTTTACTCATTTTTCCCCGCGTTGATTGGGTTTAAGAGGGGCGTCGGATAGCCGCCCCGGTCTGTTAAGCCTATTTACTCGGTCAAATCGTCTGATTCGCTGGTCGCTGCCGATTCGTTGCTCCCGTTGTCGGGGACGATTTCGAAATTGTCGACGACCCATTCCGCCATGGAATCAAGGTCACAGAGGTGCTGGTCAATTTGCTTTAAAAGATTGAGATTTACTTCGTCGCCTATGACTACATCGCCGCCGGGTTCGAACTGGGTTCGCATGATGTCGGTCAGCGCACGAATGTCCTCGATTTTCCCGGCGACTGTTGAATAAAAGTCGAGGTTATTGAATTCGGCCAGTTCGCCGCCGGCCGGCATTACGCGATGATTGAAATTGGGTTGTTGCATGATTACTCCAGTGGGTTGGTTGAAAAATTGGGTGTCGGGGGCGATTATGCCTACCCCCTCTGAGCGGCAATCATCGCCACGATTTGTTCCATGGTCATTCCGGTTGCCGCCAAGATGGTCGCCGCATCGTTCGCCTGCTTCATGGATGCGCGCTTGGGGCGAGACGGGGGAGGTGCCATTCTGGCTGCTGTCCTTACCGCATTGGCGATGTTGGAGGCCTTTGAAGCTTTGTTGATGGCTTCGATTTTGCGCGGGCTAAGTTTTTGTTTAGCCGCCATCTCCGAGGCCTCGCGCTGGGTCATTCCGACAATCTTTTGTTGCCCTGATCGCAATTTGTTGGCGTTTTTGGATCGATCGGCTTCGATCAGTGCGGCTATCCTTCGCCAGATGAAAATGGAGCTATTCAGTTCGGTCATGACACGGAGAACATGTTTGCACGCGATGCCTTCCAACTGAGGGTTGCGTATCTTAGGGAACCCGGTTTCGGCGCGGCCGGCGTTGGCACCCATTAGCGTGGTGATGTAGCGGAAGACAAACGTGTGGTGGTCGCAATCACAGTCGAATCTCAGATTTCCTTTGGCAATCTCCTTTGCGGCTTGCAGCGGGGTGCCCTTGGCCAGACCAACGTCATAGTCCATGAGTACGATATGGACACTGTGACGAACCTTGTCGGAGTCTGGCCCGGCGTTGGTCAAGAAATGGATGTCGCCATTTTTCACGCGAATCGGGATAGCGGCGTGGATTTGTTCCTTGCTCCGCCGCTTATCCTCAGGAGTTGAAAGATTGATCACCTCGTTCGCGGTCACTCCCTTGATGACGCGTGATTGCAACTTGGTGATGTTGCGGTGGAACGCGATCAAGTCCTGTTTGGTGATCGGCCGCATTTCGCCGTTGGCCAGGCCTAGGGTCGTCATCAGCACCTTGGCTGAGCGCCAGTCCTTTCCCTGGATTTGCTCAGGCCGTAAGATGGTTGTTGCGTTATCGCGGCGGAAGGCGTCGAATTCGCGACGCGCATTGAGTTCCTTTTTCGCGCCAGAAATGTCGAATTTGGGTGGTTTTGCCATTATCGTTTTTGAATGGATTGCCAATATTTGCGGTCAATGGCGGCCAACGTTGCCAGGGTTACCGGTACCGACAACTCGACGAACTTGCCATCTTTGCTGGTCGGTGCCGTCAATGGCTGGCTGATCGACTCAATGACCATGGGCGCGAATGTCCTGCCCTTGTAATGGAAGGCCAATAACGTAGGCGCCTGAGAGGGCAAAACGGCCTCGATCCAATCCTTTGACCCTTTCAAGGCCTCAAATGCATTGGTCAATAGCGTACTGTCCTTAGCCAGTTCGATCGGCAACGCCCATTCCATGAGCTGGTTGAACGGTGTCTCGACTTCCGAAACTGGATCGCGCCAAGCCCTAAACAGCAACGTCATCTGGATTTTTGCCGGCGGCATGCCGTTGAATACCTGAACGGAATTCAACTGGGTAATTCCGGTTCTACCTTCGAACTGTTGCAATAAGCGCGTGGCTTTTGAATTGGAATCGGCTTGCTTGTCAAAGCCGAGTTTGTCAAAAATGTCTGAAGCCAATCCCGACTGCAGCATGGCGAACAGCGTTGGTGCTTTTGTTTCAGGTCCGGCCTGTTCGAAAGGAGATTGCCAGTTCAGCGTGACTTCCAGGCTGGCGTCGTCCGTTACCGCCGCCTGGACGACGGTATTGGAGCCCTGTTTCTTGTTGCCTTCCCGGTCAACCTCCCAGAATGAGGCAATCAGATGGGGCGACAGCGCGCCCCAGTCCGACGTCAGCGTTTGAGTTTCATTGATTTTCATTTACCCCCCAATGCCGCCACTCGCGATGTGAGCTATCCGGCGATCTGATAAGCTTTGCCCGACGTCCTGCGACGGTATGTTGACGGTGAAGGCCTTCGCCTCTGGCGATCCAAGTGGCTCAATGACCTTGGGCGCCTCGGCGATTTGCGGGATTGTTAGCGCTTTGGGCATTAGTCCGACCGGTGGCGCGCTGACGCTGGCAACGGCCAAGGCGCCCTGTTTCGCGTATAGCGAGGCCAAGGTTCCGTTGGCGTCCGCGCGGTCTCGGCCGCGGGTGAAGTAATCATTCGCGCCGCCAGCGCCAACCAAATGCGCGGCTTTGATATAGGCGGCGATTTGTTCCGGTGTCGAGCCGGCCGACAACGCGCCAGACCGCAAGCCGGCTTTTTGGAGTTGTCCCGCGTATTTCGAATAGGTCTGGTCTTGCAACGCCTGGTCGGCCAGGAAGGCGTCTTTGCCGCCGGATAGAAGCCAGTTTGCAGGATTGGCGAGGAATGTTTTTTGATCGAATCGCCCGTCTTTTCTGGCGGCTTTGAGCTTGGCCGGATCGATAAGACCGGCATCGGCAAGCGCAGCGGCGCCGAATTGGTAGGAACCTAGGGAAGCGCTGAACAAATCAAACCGCAAGCCGCGCCTTGCGACCCAAGCGTAATTTTTTACAAACATGCGCTGACGGATCGTTCAAATAGCCCCAATTCCTGCGTTTTTTATTCCCGTCTACCGTGTTTGGGCGCACGGTAGACGGATTTCGGCCTAGGCCGCCATCAACTGGCGGCGCAGCAGATACAAATTGGCCAAAGCCACCAGCCAGTTCACCTGGGCTGTGTTCTTCTCCAAGCCTCGGTAGCGAGTCTTGCGAAAGCCGAACTGGCACTTGATGATCCTAAAAATGTGCTCGACACGGGCGCGGACCGACGAATATTTTCGGTTGCGCTTACGCTGGCGGCTCGACAGGTTTTTGCCGGGCTTGCGCTTGTCGTTGACGCACCAGCTCAGTCCCAGATGCCGCGAGCCTTTTTTGTAGTCGTCGCTGGTGTAGCCGGCATCGGCAAAGATGACTTGATCGTCTTCGCGGAGCAGCTTGGGTAATTCCACGATGTCAGCCGTGTTGGCCGAGGTCACCGTTACACTGTGTACGGCCCCTGAATTGACGTCGGCGCCGACGTGGATTTTCATCCCGAAATACCACTGATTGCCTTTCTTGGTTTGATGCATGGCCGGATCGCGTGCTTGATCCTGATTCTTGGTCGAGCTCGGCGCGTGAACAATCGTGGCGTCGACCATCGTACCCTTGGAGACCAACAGGCCTTGGTTTTTCAGGTGGTCGTTGACCGTCGATAGCAGCACCTCCGTCAACTTGTGCTTCTCCAGCCAGTGACGGAAGTTGAGAATCGTGGTTTCGTCCGGCAGCGCTTCGGTAACGCTACCAAAACCGGCAAAACGCCGAATGCTCTCGATTTCATACAGTGCATCTTCCACTTGTGCCCTGTGGGTATTTGTCGGTCCGAGTAGCTGAACCATTGTTGCATGCAGTAGATACGGAGCATGCGATTCAATGCCATCGGTTGCCGGCCGCGGCGACCGCTCTGCGGATAATGCGGTTCGAGTTGGGCCAACAGTAATGTCCAGGGCACCACTTGCTCCATTTCCGCCAGAAATTTTTCCCGCCGGGTTTGGCGTTTTTTGCTGGCATATTCAAGTTCGGCAAAACTGGTTTGGGTGGGGGCATTCATCGGCTTGTCTCGGTACGATCAGATGGGGGATATTATCCCATCTCCTGACGAGGGATTTAATCAGCGCCTCCCTAGGTAGCCGTACTTATTTTCGGCGGTGGTTTTTCCGCTTGATTCCGTCCGCCGGGTGTCGGCGGCCAAGGCGGCAAACTGCGCCGTGGTCAAACCGTTGATGCCGGTGCCTTGGAAGGCGTTGACGGCGTTCTTGATGGCATTGCCTGCGGTGGTATTTTTCGAGGCCCAATCAACGCCCTGCATGGTTTTATCAACCAACGACGCCGCCGCCTGCTTGGTGTAATCCACGGCTCCATTGAAGCTCGCTTTGGTGCGTTCCAACCACGCGGCACCTTGCTGTTTGATGTCGATGCCGGTCGCGCCCTTGATGTAGTCGGCCATGCCGCCGAGCTGCTCGCCGATAACGTCCATCACCAAGCCGCCGATGTCCTTGACCTTGGTCCATGATTCGGTGAATGTCGCCGACATGGATAAAACCGCTCCCTCCCAAGCGGATGAAATCTTGCCGGGGATGTCGGCCTCACGCATGTCGGCAACCCAGCCGCCGAACTTATAGCCTATGATCTGGCCGGCTTGGTCGCCCAGGAATCCGCCGACGATGCCTCCAACTATGGTACCGACCGGGCCAAGCATAGAACCCGCCAGCGCACCGGCTCCGACGCCGCCGAGAGTTCCCATCCAGCCGCCGATGGACTTCCCGGCCGCTTGGTCTTTGTCGCGCCTGGATAGGCTGCCGTCGCTTTCGCTTCCATAGATGTCGAACGCGGCGCCGGCCGCGCCGAGCAAGGCTCCAAGGACTGGAACCCGTTTGAGCAGTCCTAATGCACCGATACCGGCCTTTGCAATTCCGCCGCCGGCCATGCCGAGCATAGACGATGCCGCGGCAATACCCGGTATTTTATTTAACCAAGACGATCCACCGCCGACGGAAGAAACCGGCTTGCGCTCGATCTTTTCAAGCGTTTCTTTCGTGGTGCGGTTATAAACCGATTCCTCTTTCTGAAAAAACGACAGCTTGGAAAATATTTTCTTAAGCCACGACGTTTGCTTATCGCCTTGGAAAAATTCGAAACCGCGGCGCAAGGGTTCGGCCACTTCGCGCGCCGCCTTTACAGCGGGGTCGGCATCGTCGATCCCCGAAGTGACCGCCGTCAATCGCGATAGGCGGTCGCCGATAGACGCGATGACCGATGCCGCCTTGTTGCTTGCCGACGATCCGCCTGCCGTAAACCTTCCCGCGGAATCGCGACCAGGAAGTTCAGCGCCTCCGCCCGATGATACCCGCCTAATCCGTTCGGCAACTACCGCATTCCCGGCCGCCGCCGTGGTGCCGTCGCTGGATTTTGAGCTATTGGGGACGGCGACTTTCACGGTAGATGCGCTGGTAAATTTGCCTGAAGCATCCCGCGCCGGGCTGGCCGATGGTGAGGGCCTTGTGTAGCCGTGCCACCGTTCGCTGATTGTGCGGCGAATGGCCGACACGTCTTCGCTAATATGACTAATGTCGCTCGACTTGCGGCCGAGTTCGATCGGGTCGCCGATTAAAAAACCACGGGCGTCGGATTGAATGGCCATCAGGGGTAGCTTACGGCGGTGCCGGACAAAAGATCCACGTCATAGGCGCCTGGGTTGGGATAAGGCCCGGATTTTAGGAAGGCGTCGAGCTTGTTGGCTTCGGTTTGAGCAGCGGAAATTGTGGATAGGTCTGTGGCATGCGTTGGCGCAGGGTATAGCGTCGAAAATTGAGCGGCGGTCATTGTCCGCTCGGGTTTGCTTAGCTCCCTGGCGTAGGTTTCTGTCTTCATATTCTTCATGACATTAAGCATGAAGATGTCTTGCTCGAGCAGTGCTTTTGGGAAGGTATTTGTTCCCGTGATGGCGGCTATTTGCGCTTGCTTCGACGCGATCTCGGCGTTTTCGGCCGCGAATGTTGGTGGACTGGGGAATAACGAAACGAATTCGCTGGCCCGCATTAGCTCGCGTTGCGCCGCTTGTTTGCGGCGGTCGTATTCGTCATTTCTCTGACCGATTGCCAGATTTGCGTCCTTGAAGGTCTGGCACAGGGCTGTGATCCGGTTTTTGGCGGCCGTTAAGGTTGCGCCGGTAACTTGCTGCATGTTCATGCTATCCCCTTACCCTACTTCGGACATGTTTATCTGCGAAGACAAGGAGGTGCCAGCCAAAAGACCGGGATCGAACATCGGAGCGTCGCCGAGGAAGGCTTCTATTTTTGATTTTTCGTCGACCAAGGCGTCGATTTTTTTCTGCAGCGCCTCGATTTCTGGGGTTGGATCGTCCAAGATCGCGTTGATCTCATTTTGGCTAAACCGTTGTTTTTTTTAGCTCTTCGGTTCTATCGGCGAATGACTTTCGCACCCAATATTGGTTCGATTTGTGTTCTTCTAGCAAGCGATCGATATAAAAAAATCGACTAGAGGCTAGCAGGCTGGTGAAAAACTCGAAAAGCCAAGTAGGCTAAGGCATAGATGAGCCGCCAACTGTTAAAATAGGCTACCTAAATTTGGAGCCTTTCAATGCGCGGACACGATGCCATTCAAAATAGCTGGTTCAGCTACGTTAGCCTGGAAGAACGTATTCCCAAACAGCATCCGTTGCGTCGTTTACGTCTACTCGTCGATGGCGTATTGACCTCTATGAATGCCGTCTTTGCCGAGCGTTACTCGCACACTGGCCGCCCGTCGATTGCGCCCGAAAAACTGCTGCGCGCCTTGCTGTTGCAAGTGCTGTACACCGTTCGTAGCGAACGCCAGTTGATGGAACAGCTGGACTACAACCTGCTGTTTCGCTGGTTTGTCGGTCTGGGCATCGACGATGCTGTCTGGGAACGCAGCGTGTTCAGCGCCAACCGCGAACGGCTGCTGTCCGAAGCGCTGAGTCGCGAATTTTTTGAGCGGGTACTGGCCATAGCCGAATGGCAAAACCTGGTGTCCGACGAACACTTCAGTGTCGACGGCAGCCTCATTGAAGCCTGGGCCTCGCACAAAAGCTTCGTTAAGAAAGACGGCAGCGGCCCGGACAAACCCGCCGGCCGCAATCCCGAGGTCGACTTCAGCGGCGAAAAGCGCAGCAACGCCACCCACCAAAGCACGACAGACCCGGAAGCGCGGCTCTACAAGAAAGGCGAATACACCGAGGCCAAACTGCGTTACATCACCCATGCCTTGTCCGAGAATCGCAACGGCCTGATTGTCGATGTCGAAACCACCCAAGCCACCGGCACCGCCGAAATCGAAGCCGCGCAAACAATGATCAAACGCCGTGTGCCCAAAGGCGGTAGCGTCGGTGCCGACAAAGGCTATGACCAACCGGCTTTCGTCAACGGACTCAAGGCGCAAGACATCAAAGCCCATGTGGCCCGGAAAAAGACCGGCAGTGCCGTCGATGGCCGCACCGCGCGCGGCAAAGGTTACGCCCAAAGCCTCAAGCGCCGCAAAATCGTCGAAGAAGCCTTTGGCTGGGTCAAAACGGTCGGCGGCCTGCGCAAAACCCGTCACATCGGCTTAGCCAAAGTCGCTGGCCAAGCCTTGTTTTGCTTCGCCGCCTACAACCTGACGCGCTTGCTCAACCTATTGGTGTTCACGCCGAAACCGGCGTGGAGTGCGCCCACCTAGGGTGAAGTACGCCTGAAAACCGTCCACAGACGGCTTCAGGCGAATAAAAAGCCCTTGAAACAGGGGCAAAACGCTTGAAACTCGATGTCATGACCGATTTCAACACGAAAAAATCACGGCAACCGTGGGTAAGGGGAAATATCAGTGGGTTTTTCACCAGCCTGCTAAATACATTACTCGACAAATCTAAAACTCCGGATTTTAGTGGTGATACATTGCTTAATGAAGATGGAGGTTATTATGAATTCGACGATAAATCTTTAATTCTGCATGGAATATATGATTTACCAATGATCGATGGTGAAAGGATTGATATAAATCGCAGGTATCAAAAACTTGAAAATGGAGTTGACCTAACTCTGTCGCCTTGTGATGGTGTATTTGTCATGGATGATGAAGGTTTCTTATTTAAGCTTGTTGAGGCTGAATCCTTGGATAAAAAATATTCCATGCCTAATTCGTCTGTGTATAAGCTTGCTACAGAGCTACCAAAGGATAGTGTTTTGCTTGTTCGCACCCAATCATTAGTCGAATTTGAAGATCTTCTTGATGAAGGAACAACAAAAAATAAAACGGATATATCGGAAATTGAACGCAACAACCTGCTAAAACAGGTCGCAGGAATAGCCTTAGCATTAGCAGAAAAAAACAATCGTTATAAAAAAGGTGAATCAGTGAGTGCAAACGCCGTTGCCGAATCTGTCATTGAAATAATTGAATCTCTTCCGAATGCTAAAAAATATGGTTTGGGTAAAACAAATATTAGAGAAAGTATTGGCAAAGGAATCAGACTCATAACTGAATCTGAATAGTTTTTGCCGTTTGGCAAGTCAGATTGTCAATTGGCAAAATAAGTTATCAACATCATGTATCGTGGCCTCGAACTACTTCAAACACCTTGAATTTAGGGAGAGGCAATGCAAGAACAACAATCAACAGCGTCACTAGACGACATCCAACCTTATCAGGTTATTCCCGATATATATCCCCATCTATATTCAAAAAAAGGCTGGAGCTGGGCTGTAAAGCAACGCAAGCACAACGGCTTAGCGAAAGCCTTTCGCAAAGTCGGCAAACAGCTATTCGTTAATACTCGCGTATTAGCCGAATGCATCGATTCCAAATCTGATACCTGATCGCATAGTAAATGCGTTACAAAGCCTCGTATTTTGAGGCTTGCGAATAATTAGGCGCAGAAAAAGGCGTAAATTCCAGGTATCAAAGTCTTCAGCTCGACGGCAATCAACAGAAGAAACACCGGAAATAAGCCCAACGTGCGCCATTAATTCAGTCAGCCTTTTTGGCGAATTATGGTGATAAAAATGAGTGATATAAAAAGTATTAAATCCATTTTGAAGAAAAATGGATTGATTGAAATGATTGATGGTCAGTTTGTTTCTGCGAGGATTATTGCAAAGGTGATACCGCAAGGCAATGGAACTGCCTTAGCCAAAAACAAATATGGTAATCACCTCGGGTATTTGCGCTGGCCAAAATAAAAAAATGGATTATTACCAGCGCCGCGAATGGGCGTTTGCCCAACATGGCATGAGCTCTGCCGAGAAATTTATTTTGGTTGCTATGGCAAAACGAACAGGCAACGAATCAGCCGAATACTACCAAAGCATTGCATCGCTGTGCGAAGAAACCGAGTTGAATCGCAAGACCGCCATCAAATCGCTTAAAGCCTTGTGCGAATCCGGGTTCATTGTTTCGGTCGGTTGGCCGCCCAGCGGCCAAAAAATGAGCGTCGCCGCCACCCAGTGGGCCTGGCGCCAGGCCCTAAAGCCCGCCGCAAAACTGGTGTTACTTGCGCTTGCTGATCGAGCAAACGACGCCGGTGAATGCTGGCCTTCGGTGCACCGCAGCCAGATTGGCGACCTTCAGATCAGCAAAAAAAATAGGATGGAAAATGTCTAATACCTGGTTCCGGCTGTACCACGAATTCGCCACTGACCCAAAAACCCAGATGCTTACGGAGGTGGATCAGCGGCGATTCATTATGATTTTGTGCCTCCGCTGCTGTAACGGGAATGTAACGTTACAAGACGACGAGGTATCGTTTCAACTCCGCATAACTGTTGCCGAATGGCAAAAAACGAAAGCCACTTTACTTTCCAAAAACCTTATTGGTAGTGATAACTTACCTACGAACTGGGATAAGCGCCAATATTTGTCAGACTCAAGCGCGGCGCGGGTTGCGAGGCATAGAGAAAGAAAGAAAGAAAGAAACAGGCCTGTAACGTTACAGTAACGCCACCAGATACAGATACAGATACAGATACAGATACAGATACAGATACAGATACAGATACAGATACAGATACAGATACAGATAATCTTTTTCCCGACGGGTTATCCGAAAAACCTCAGCCGGCGAAGAAATCAAAATCTGATACAGAAAAGCAGTTCGAGCTTGCCTTGTCACACTATCCAAAGCGATCAGGCGGTAACCCGACAAAAAGAGCCCTCAAAGCCTGGAACGCAAGGATCAAAGAGGGACGCAGCGCACAAGAGTTAATCGACGGCGTGATCCGCTATGCCGCCTGGTGTGACGCCAACGCAAAAACCGGCACCGAATTCGTCAAGCAAGCCGCTACTTTTTTCGGTCCCGATCTTCATTTCGCAGAACCCTGGACTATCAAAACCAACCCCGCCCAAACCGGAGGAAACAAACATGCCCAAAAACCAAAATCCGCCGACGTTCGATCCCAGCTATTCCCAACACCCGTTGTCGGCAATAGCTCCCACAACCCAGGCGTTGGAGCAAGCCACCATCCTCTTTTCGAGGCTGGGAGCGATTTATCGAAATCTATGGATTGATGGATTTCAAAGCGTGGAAGAACTGAACGCCGTGAAAATCGAATGGGCCAAGCAGCTAGACCGACTTTCGCCGATCCAGATCGAGGCGGCAATTCAGGCCTGTATCGACTCCGGAAACAAGTTTCCGCCAAACCTGCCCGAATTCGTCCGTCACGCCACCACCGCCCCCGAACCGCTACCCAAATCACGCCGGAAAATTTACCAATGAACCAGACTAAACAAGCAAAATACGAAGAAGCAGTTGTCCACATTCTTCTCAGCCGTCCAACAGCGCTGGCCGGCCACGAAATTGACGAAAAGTGGTTTACCAAGTGGCGGCCGGTCATCGCTGCCGCCAAAGCCATCGCCGCCGCCGGCAACGAGCCGGATATGGTCACATTAGCCGACCACATCAAACGGCCGGGCCTGTTGCAAGAACTCAATCAAATCCTCAGAAACTCGCACGCGGCCGCCGAGAACCTGCCCAAATACTTGGCTGGGTTGCGGTCGATCTACCAAGCAGTGCATGTGCAGCAAACCCTGTCCAGTGCCCTCGCCGAACTACAAGGTGGCGCCGACCTGGACGAAGTCCTCGCCCGGATGATGCAGTCCACTCTTAGCGCAGTCGCGACGGAATCGCGCAACTACAACCATACAATCAAGCAGGCCCTAGGCCAATTCGTTGACGAACTCGAGGCGCAAGACATCAAAGCCCATGTGGCCCGGAAAAAGACCGGCAGTGCCGTCGATGGCCGCACCGCGCGCGGCAAAGGTTACGCCCAAAGCCTCAAGCGCCGCAAAATCGTCGAAGAAGCCTTTGGCTGGGTCAAAACGGTCGGCGGCCTGCGCAAAACCCGTCACATCGGCTTAGCCAAAGTCGCTGGCCAAGCCTTGTTTTGCTTCGCCGCCTACAACCTGACGCGCTTGCTCAACCTATTGGTGTTCACGCCGAAACCGGCGTGGAGTGCGCCCACCTAGGGTGAAGTACGCCTGAAAACCGTCCACAGACGGCTTCAGGCGAATAAAAAGCCCTTGAAACAGGGGCAAAACGCTTGAAACTCGATGTCATGACCGATTTCAACACGAAAAAATCACGGCAACCGTGGGTAAGGGGAAATATCAGTGGGTTTTTCACCAGCCTGTTAGGCGTTCTTGCGCTTCAATGGATTCTTTCTCCGAAAGAGTTGGTAATGGAGCTGCCTCCATCCCTAAAGATAGCATACTCCTTAGTAAATATCCCTGAAGCCTATTATGTTCATTCTTTATATGTCGCCCTTGAATTCCATAAGTGGTATTAACAAAGTTAACTGATAAAGTCAGATGACCATCTAACGCAAACTGTAGAATATCGGTTTCTTTAACCTCTTCACCTAATCCAACGCTAAGGCGTTGGGCGGCTTCCGGCAAGGTCAGAAATCTTTTTAGTTTAAAAATTTTTGATGGTTTTAATTTTTCCACTACAAACACTCCATTCAGTGCAATTCATTAAGTGGGGATAGCCAGCCAAGCGGTTAATGACTCCGCCTGTCCCCCGTCGGGTAAGGCTGGCTAATCCGGATAATCGTTATTTAGCCGATAATGCCCGCTTGACCATATTCTCGACGGCAGGGGTTAAGTTGATCGGCAGTAATTGGGTATTGGGATGGGCGTTGCCGAACACCCGGAAGACTTCGTCAGCAAACGCCTGGCCGATTTCCTCGACGCCGGCAAAATCCAATACTACGACCTGGAATCGCTCAAAGCGCATAGTCAAGCGCTTGGCTTGCGACCGGGAAACCAGCTTTTCGCCTTCATGCTGAGCCAGCCTTACCGGCACAATGGTTTTGGCAAAGGTATATTCTTCAGGTGCGGCGAACTGGTCGAAGACGTCTTGCAAGATGCGCGGGCTATCGTTGGCCAGGCGCATCAATACCAAGGTGCCCGGCGCATTGGCGGGACGTTCCAGCAGAATATCGGCGCCCCATTCGTCATGCATAAAGTGCAATAGGCCGGAACGGATGTCGAAGGCGTCCATCACCTTGGACGAAAAGAAAATGCCTTCGCCGGTATGGTTGGCGGGATCGGTGGTCAGCTTGCCCTTAGCCAGTTCCAGGATCGCCTCGCGCGGATCGTATAAATTCATTGCCCGCTGAATTTTCAGAAAGATACCTTCCCCTTCGTCGGCGATGTAAATGGTGGTGTTAAGGGCATCTCGCACCAATTCCACGGCGACGTTTTCGGAGCCGGAATGGTCGATGGCATTGTTCACCATCTCGGTGACGGCGTAATGCCAGATGTCGCGAACGTTGCCGGGCAAGTCGTTTAGCAACGGCGAAATGGATTCGGCCCAGACAATATCTTCGCGTAATCCGGCTCGGGGGTAGACGCGATGAACTTGCGCCACCGTTGCCAATTGGTAGCGCACGCCACGGCCCACACCGGATGAGGTAATGAGGCCTTCTTTTTTCAGTTTTGTCAGCCAAGCACTGGTGGCCTGTCGGGAAACGCCATGTTGATTCGCTAGGCGGGCGGCGACATTGCTGCCATCTTCCGCGATGGCGAGTAGGATCGAGTGACGAAGATCGGTGCTCATAACGGTTAAACAAACGTAAAGTGATTTTAAATTAATTGTAAATTTAAGGCGTGCTAAACGTAAAGAACCAATTTACTCGGCTATTTGATTTATGAAAGGGAAGGCCAGCCAACCCAATCAAGGATTGGCTGGCGAATAGCCGCTACAAGTTAAAGGCCTGCGCTAACTCGTTGACGATTTGCCGCTTCTGATCGCGGCCTTGGTGAATGTAACGCATGGTGGTTTGAATGCTCTTGTGGCCGGCCAACTTGGCTATTTGGTTAATTTCTTTGCCGGCGTCGGACAGGGCAGAGCAGAAGCCGTGCCGTAGGCAATGAAAGGTGAATCGCTCAAGTTTGACTGTGCCATCCGCATTCAAAACATCCTTGTCGGAGATATTGGCCGCCTTCAATGCGTTGCGCCAAGCCTTGCGGAAGTCCATCGGTTGATCCGGTAACTCGGCCGACGGAAAGATTAACAGGCTGGTGAAAAACCCACCGATATTTCCCCTTACCCACGGTTTCCGTGATTTTTTCGTGTTGAAATCGGTCATGACATCGAGTTTCAACCGTTTTGCCCCTGTTTCAAGGGCTTTTTATTCGCCTGAAGCCGTCTGTGGACGGTTTTCAGGCGTACTTCACCCTAGGTGGGCGCACTCCACGCCGGTTTCGGCGTGAACACCAATAGGTTGAGCAAGCGCGTCAGGTTGTAGGCGGCGAAGCAAAACAAGGCTTGGCCAGCGACTTTGGCTAAGCCGATGTGACGGGTTTTGCGCAGGCCGCCGACCGTTTTGACCCAGCCAAAGGCTTCTTCGACGATTTTGCGGCGCTTGAGGCTTTGGGCGTAACCTTTGCCGCGCGCGGTGCGGCCATCGACGGCACTGCCGGTCTTTTTCCGGGCCACATGGGCTTTGATGTCTTGCGCCTTGAGTCCGTTGACGAAAGCCGGTTGGTCATAGCCTTTGTCGGCACCGACGCTACCGCCTTTGGGCACACGGCGTTTGATCATTGTTTGCGCGGCTTCGATTTCAGCGGTGCCGGTGGCTTGGGTGGTTTCGACATCGACAATCAGGCCGTTACGATTCTCGGATAGGGCATGGGTGATGTAACGCAGTTTGGCCTCGGTGTATTCGCCTTTCTTGTAGAGCCGCGCTTCCGGGTCTGTCGTGCTTTGGTGGGTGGCGTTGCTGCGCTTTTCGCCGCTGAAGTCGACCTCGGGATTGCGGCCAGCGGGTTTGTCCGGGCCGCTGCCGTCTTTCTTAACGAAGCTTTTGTGCGAGGCCCAGGCTTCAATGAGGCTGCCGTCGACGCTGAAGTGTTCGTCGGACACCAGATTTTGCCATTCGGCTATGGCCAGTACCCGCTCAAAAAATTCGCGACTCAGCGCTTCGGACAGCAGCCGTTCGCGGTTGGCGCTGAACACGCTGCGTTCCCAGACAGCATCGTCGATGCCCAGACCGACAAACCAGCGAAACAGCAGGTTGTAGTCCAGCTGTTCCATCAACTGGCGTTCGCTACGAACGGTGTACAGCACTTGCAACAGCAAGGCGCGCAGCAGTTTTTCGGGCGCAATCGACGGGCGGCCAGTGTGCGAGTAACGCTCGGCAAAGACGGCATTCATAGAGGTCAATACGCCATCGACGAGTAGACGTAAACGACGCAACGGATGCTGTTTGGGAATACGTTCTTCCAGGCTAACGTAGCTGAACCAGCTACTTTGAATGGCATCGTGTCCGCGCATGGGGGGCTTCTCCAATTTAGATGCGCTATTTTACTTGTTTGCTGAGGCTATGCGCCTTGATGACTGCAGCTTTGGGAGTTTTTCACCAGCCTGTTAAGCCGGTACCGATTTCTTGATGCCGTTTTAGTTCGGCTATGACGACAGGTGCAAGATATAACTCTCGGCTGGTGCCGTTTTTGGTATCGCCCAGAAAAGCGGTGCCTTCTTTGAAATTGATGTCGCTCCAACGTAGATTCATCAACTCGCCTTTACGGGCGCCCGTGGTCATCGCCATGACCACCAGCAGATACAATTTGTCCCAATGGGAAGCATGGCAGGCTTTAATCAAACGTTGGCGTTCCTGATCCGATAACACGCGATCCCGGCGTTTGGTGTCGTCATCGACCACGACACTTCGCACCAGGTTTTCATCGACATAACCGCGGCTCAAGGCGAATTTATAGACGCTGGAAAGTACGGCCTTTTTGCGGTTTATCGTGGTCGTCCGATCGCCGGCATCGATCATGTCGTCAACGTGTTCGCGCAAGTCGAAGATGTCGATGTCGGTCATGATGCGGTCGCCGAAAACCCTGCACCAATAATCAATCCGCTGCATCTGGCCTTTGTAGTCCTTTTTATTCCACCGAGACAGGTATTCGTCGCAGACTTCGCGAAAGGTCTTGTATCGAATGCGTTTGCCGGCCTTGATGAATAGTTCGGCGCCGCCCATGCGCTCGATTTCTTGCACGGAAAGCTGTAACAATTCTTTTTTGGATAGTAAATTTATGGCTTCCAGTTTGGCGGCATGGCGAATGGAAAATAGGTCGATACCCAAACGCTTGAAAACATCTTCTCCACCCAAGGCGCAAATTTCAGCCTCTGCGAGTGCAATTAATTGCGCCTGATCCATTTTCAGAATGGTGTTGATACTGAGTTCAATGCTATCGGCCCATGTTTGTGCCTGTTTTTCAGTAGGGAAGGTCTTGTTTTTGGTAACCCCTTTCATGCGGACATCCGCACGGAAGTTGCCGTTGGCTAAAGGTCGGATATACGCCATGGCTAAACCTCCGCCAAACTGTCGGTGTTTTCGGCTTTTAAGTGTCCAAAGAGGCGTTCCAGTAATTCCTGGCGCTGATATACATGCTCGAAATGAAAGTTCTGCGGGGAAATTTGACAAGTCGGGTACTCCGACAAGATTTCAGCCTGATAGCAGCGGGCCTGCGCTTCGGTTGTAAAATACTGGTCGCCAATAGGCAAGCATCGACGCTCCCCATCTCCGCTACACACAACAGCAAATGCTGTAACGTGGCTGACGGCGAGACGATTGCACTCGAGCTGAAAATCGGGGCAAGTGCCATCAAGCAGTGCGGATTTGTAACAAACAATTTGGCACTCAGGGTAGAACGGCAGACTGAGATGGCGCCAAGCCGTCGCCTGCTCTTGGGATTGAAACACCGGGCCGATCAGCCTGTTTTTGACGATGCAATCATCGCCGCCGTGGATTACGAAATAATAGCCGCGCGTTGCTCCAATAACATATGTCAGTAATCCCTGCCTATCCCTCGCAAATTCCGAAGGATAGAAATAAACCATAGGATAAAGAAATAATTCATGGCGGTTATCCGGGTCAAATTCTTTCGCCCATTGTTCGGCATGCTCCCGTACGGAGTAGCTTTCGCTTAGAATTTTATGCTCGGCAGTACAAACAGCGAATGTTTCGACATCATAAGTCCTGCGTACGCTGCTAGGCGCGATCAGGATATGGTTGTCGGTGCGGTTTTGGTTTAGTTGATTTTGCTCAGAAAAACTATCGTTTTTTGAGACTTGAAGGGATTGGTTTGACTGGTTCATTACGCCACCTCGTTGAGCAAATAATGCAGAGTGCGCCTAAATTTGCGCCTTGCTGCTGTTATGTTGCTTCAACTCGACGGCAATCCAGTTGATAAGCTCTTGATAAACAAGATTTATTCATTGGTGGGTCGTGTGCGATTCGAACGCACGACCATCGCATTAAAAGTTACTTGAAACGGCACCCAACGAAACTAAAAAGTAACTTAAACAGTTGCTTACAATATTAAAGGGCTGCTTTAAGGAGGCGCTGATTAAATCCCTCGTCAGGAGATGGGATAATATCCCCCATCTGATCGTACCGAGACAAGCCGATGAATGCCCCCACCCAAACCAGTTTTGCCGAACTTGAATATGCCAGCAAAAAACGCCAAACCCGGCGGGAAAAATTTCTGGCGGAAATGGAGCAAGTGGTGCCCTGGACATTACTGTTGGCCCAACTCGAACCGCATTATCCGCAGAGCGGTCGCCGCGGCCGGCAACCGATGGCATTGAATCGCATGCTCCGTATCTACTGCATGCAACAATGGTTCAGCTACTCGGACCGACAAATACCCACAGGGCACAAGTGGAAGATGCACTGTATGAAATCGAGAGCATTCGGCGTTTTGCCGGTTTTGGTAGCGTTACCGAAGCGCTGCCGGACGAAACCACGATTCTCAACTTCCGTCACTGGCTGGAGAAGCACAAGTTGACGGAGGTGCTGCTATCGACGGTCAACGACCACCTGAAAAACCAAGGCCTGTTGGTCTCCAAGGGTACGATGGTCGACGCCACGATTGTTCACGCGCCGAGCTCGACCAAGAATCAGGATCAAGCACGCGATCCGGCCATGCATCAAACCAAGAAAGGCAATCAGTGGTATTTCGGGATGAAAATCCACGTCGGCGCCGACGTCAATTCAGGGGCCGTACACAGTGTAACGGTGACCTCGGCCAACACGGCTGACATCGTGGAATTACCCAAGCTGCTCCGCGAAGACGATCAAGTCATCTTTGCCGATGCCGGCTACACCAGCGACGACTACAAAAAAGGCTCGCGGCATCTGGGACTGAGCTGGTGCGTCAACGACAAGCGCAAGCCCGGCAAAAACCTGTCGAGCCGCCAGCGTAAGCGCAACCGAAAATATTCGTCGGTCCGCGCCCGTGTCGAGCACATTTTTAGGATCATCAAGTGCCAGTTCGGCTTTCGCAAGACTCGCTACCGAGGCTTGGAGAAGAACACAGCCCAGGTGAACTGGCTGGTGGCTTTGGCCAATTTGTATCTGCTGCGCCGCCAGTTGATGGCGGCCTAGGCCGAAATCCGTCTACCGTGCGCCCAAACACGGTAGACGGGAATAAAAAACGCAGGAATTGGGGCTATTTGAACGATCCGTCAGCGCATGTTTGTAAAAAATTACGCTTGGGTCGCAAGGCGCGGCTTGCGGTTTGATTTGTTCAGCGCTTCCTTAAGCGACTATAACCGGCAGTGCCGTTGACGATTTGTTGACACTAGCTCAGTTTCTTGATGATGGCTTTCGCAAGATGCTCGTCGATTTCCGTGTGCCTGGGGACGGCTTGAGAATGTTGTGTGGTTGGGTTGGTGTACCAGTCGTGCTTTCCGCCGTGCCTGGTCAATTGGCATCCAAGCTCTTCAAGCTTCCTGATTAAATCCCGTCGTTTCATCACGCGACCAATAGCTTTTCGGTATGACGGATGAACGGCACCGTATCGCTTTCAATATCTGCCAACAGGTCTTTTAGATGCTCGATTAGATCATCCTTGGTTTCGCCCTGGGTCATGTAATCCGGGTAGTCGTTTAGATAGCCAAGATAGAAATGTTCGGTTTTCCACCAGGTGTATTCGATTTCTTTCATCTGTAATTCTCCTGACCCATCTGCATCGCATTAGAATAATATTGCGAGGATCTACGCAATTTTACTAACCTTGTCTTGATCTATTTCTATTAGTGGTTTTCAGCTAACTCGGTAATCACATAAGCCAAAAAAGCGGTTGTTGGTGCCCATATGCAGAACCTCAGTAACCAAAGCCCGTAAGTGGCCTTACGTTTCTCATGTCTGTATAAGTGCTGCTCTGTCCATATCGGGCCAATGCCGCCGGTTTGTCTCTTGGGTGGTTGGCCTCTGTCTGCTGTCTTTTGTCCGCCGTTAGTATGCTGCTTGTCTTTTAGCGCGTCGTGATACCAGTCTCTATCTTGTAGGCCCACTGCATTACTCCTTCTTCCACTTTAATAGTGGTCTCTTTTGTTTTCTTTTAGGCGTCTTTCTACAAAGTCTTCCTCAAGTTCTGCTTTTGGCTCTATGTGTCCTTGGTCTGGAATCTGTAGGCCGGTTGCTAGCCAATAGACGTGTTCCGGCCATTTTCTATGGATTGCTTCCAGGTACCAAGCCGGCATTAGTTGTCTTTCGTTTTCTATTGCTGCTATTTGTCCGCTTTTTATTCCTAATTTTATAGCCAGTTCGTCTCTTGTTAGCTTATAAGCGAGCCTAAGCTTTTTAAGTCTTTGGTTTATAAGCATCTTTTCTTCATCTTCCATATATTCACCAAAATAATTCATTTTATATTGACATGTATTATTTACATGCAATATAATTCTTCAACATTAGAAACGTACCCCAACAACCCCTAATAGTAACCCAAAACGGAAAAACCATGGAACAGACACCGCCCTTCCTGCAATCGCCGCCGATCCCGTTCATGGCTCAAACAAAATTTGCTGATTTAACGGGTTTTTCGTTGGGGGTGATTGAAGGCTGGGTGGTTCGTGGATACGTGCCAAGCATGGTTGTTGGCAAACATCGCGTCATTAACCTGGTGGCATTGTTTCAACAATGCATCGACTTAGACCAATTGCCTAAATAGAGGTTGGAAAGATGAATACTTCGCTTATAGAGATTTCCCGGTTACTTGAAACCTACGTGGAAAATTATCAACGTACCTATTTGAACGTGGGTCAGCAGTATTACGCGTATGCAAGTGCATCGGCCTATGTTCATTCAATCGCTCTGCTTTTTTCTGATTCTAATGCTGTTCGAGCGTTAGTTCATGCAGCAAACAAGAAAATCGATAACATTTGGCTTAACGGCGTTTCTGATGACTATTCACGGCGTCAACAGGCGCCTGATTCGGAATTGCCGGAATCTTCACTGCTATCGCTTGTTCAGGTCGATTGGACTGAAGACCAGCTACCAGAACTAGAGCCAGATTCGTCGCCCGTGTCTTCCGATACGTCATTGCATCAAGCCGATTGCTCTGATGTTGGCCGCCTAGACGTTCCCGCTGTTATCAGCACTCCGCCGGTAAAGCCATCCCCCAAGACTCCAAGTGAAATATTCATTGCTCACCGTTGGAGCATGGCTTGTCGGTCTAAACGCTCTCGAATTTCACGTCTTCCTCAAGCTCCGCTTTCATCTGGCCTGGCTTGATTGGTAAGGATTAATGAATTAAATCCTTTGCCAGGTCGCACGGTTATTAACGCCGAATTTAGGCGGGTGTCCTAATGGACCAAACAGCCATCATGGACTGTGTCGAAGCCATCAACGCCCATGAAGAAATGGTGGGCACTCTCCTAATGATTATTTTTGTCTTCGGTATCTTTCTTGGTTGGCTGATGCCCTGGAACCCTTGGGCGTGGTTCTTCAATGAAAACCGTTACCCGAAAGGACCCATAAAATGACTTCTGAATCAGAAAATCTGTTAGATACATTGCCGCCAATTCAGCCAGGTGCAACCGTCAAATCCCAGTCCCGGCGTTTTAACGTGCAATTGCCCACTGAGACTTACTTAAAGCTGGAAATCGAATCGGCAAGACGTGCAGTAACCAGCTACAAACTGGCCTCTACCATCATCACCATGTTTTTAAACGGCAAACTGGTACTGAAACAACAACCTATCGAAGCGCCTGCTGAAAGTGACCTTTCCGGGGTGAACCATGGAAGTTAGTGTTTGGGTGGGGGCCTCTCGCCGTCGTTTCGGTCGCGGCGCTTTTTCGCAAGCCGGGCAGGCCTGTCAAGGGGTAAAGCTTGCGTACCTTGACAGGCCTGCCCGGCTTGCGAACTTTGCCGCATCTGACCGAAGCATGGCGGGAGGCCTCCGCCCAAACACGGGTGGGGGTCTTGAGCCTGAGCGAAGGGAGCGACTTTAATCGAAGGCCGCGCAAGGGATTGCAGCGGAAATTGACATTAGGTAACAGCTACGGACCGTTAGCAAAAAATCTATGAAGCGAAGCGCAATAGCATTTTTGGCTTACGGACCGTTCTTGTTACCTAAAGTCAATTGGAGCGGAAAGCCCGGACCGAAGGGTGCGCACAAATTGGCAAATATACAGCCCGGAAATATCCCGACCGGATAACTGAGCCAAGGGAACAAACAGCCAAAACTTCAAAAAATCAACAGGAAAACAAATCATGAAATCAACCATAGCCGCAAACGTAAGAATGATTCAGAAATACGACACCGATACTAGCAAAGGCATCAACGTATTTTGTGAAGATGAAAATGATGACCTCAACGAAAACTTAATTGGACCGATACAGCTCGTTATCGGCGGTGCCCTGGATCACTTCCAAACCTTCAAAACATACGAAAAGGAAGGCTTCCTTCCCGGCGTTTTCGAGCTGTCCGTTGATATTACCCGCGGTGCCGGCGGCAAAGCCAAGCTAACCCTGCTCAGCGTCAAAGACCCGCGCTTATCCGGTATCAAAAAAGTAACCGAAACACGGCCGGACAACACAGCCGGCAAGGCAGTATAGCCATGCAAACCAACCAAACTAACCGAAACATAGCCCGCCGCGCGCGGCGCTATGCCACACGAAACAAAATGCCAAAAGCCCGGTTCACCAAATTCGACGTGAACAACAAAGGCCATTGGCTGCGGAATTTAGGCCAGGTGGCTTAAATGGCCAGCGTCGTACCTGTCTGCAACGGTGTCTTAACTGTCGATCTCACTGGCGTCCTTCGCTGCTCTGTAGATTGGCAGACCATAGCCACCCCGGCTTTTTTTGACTTCAGTCAAATAGACCCGGCCATCATGGGTGAAGCGGTCGGCGCTGGTTTTATCATCGGCGGTTCCGCGATCTGGTTCGCGTGGGGCTGTCGCATTATCGTTAATATTCTTATGGGGAAAAAACCATGAAATACAGAAACCAAATCATCAAATATTCCGCCTTAGCCATGCTGTTTGCAGCGGGCAACGCCAGTGCTGAAAGCGTATTTGATGCGCTGACAACGGCGGTGACGTTCACCGACTTGATCGCGGCCATGTCAACCATCTACGCCGGAATCGTCGTAGTCGGCCTGTTCTTCATCGGTGGCGACATCATCACCCGGAAACTGGGCTGGAAAAAAGGCTAATCAAGCCAACCAATCGGCCGGCCTGGTCAGCCAGGCCGGCTGTATAGGGTGCTGAAATGGAACATTACTATTATCTCGCCATGTTTGCGCTGGGCCTATACCTGGCCTGCTTCGTGTTCAGGTGACATATGAACGAAAACAAACCGTTGGTTATTTTCTATGCTGTCGTCCTTTCCTTGGTATGGGTGTTTGATGCTCTATTTGGTGAGGCTCAAGCGGCGCCAAAAGTTACGGTTTATCCACCGTCTGAAACGTGGGTGATTGATGGTATACCGGTGAACGCTAATGCTGCCGCTGAGGTAACGAAATCGCTTATTAATAAGGCGGTCACTCCGAAGGGCTTGCCGGTCGATTTACCTGTCACGCTAAAAGCGACTGTGCCGCGTGCCGCGCTCATTGGTCGTGGCGCTGCTATTCTTTCTGGGGTTGCCGGTGTTGGTTTAACTGCGTACTATCTCTATCAATTATTGGCCGATAATGACACGACTATTACACCTAACAGGTTGGTGAAAAACTCTTTTTTGCAACCAATCAGACCTATATTTAGTACTACAAGATTGATTCAGCACTAAATAAAGGCTTCTTCTAGCTAAATTAGTGGCTGGAATATGGTTTTTCACCAACCTGCTAACGGAACGATTCCGGCAGGTGGTTGCGTGCTGTTGTCTACCCAAGCGCTGACAGATGTCTGCTCTGCCGCTGCAAATTCCTCTAATTGCAATCCTTCTGCTGCTGTCAATTCGATTTGTAATTTTGGGATGACGGGTAGCACGCTAATGAGTATTTACGTGTATCCGCCTAATTCACCTTATTACGGAAAAGAAAACCGCAGCTATAAGCTTTTTAAGGGGGCTGCACAGTATCCCGGATTTTCAGTGCTTGCGCCTGCTGGCACGTTGGGTACTGAAACAGACGCGACCGCCGAAGACTGGGCTAATGAAATAGATGATAGGATTTCGGACACTAGCCAGTTATTCAACGCGGTAAAGGCAGACGACTCTTGGGATAACTTCGCCGCCTATGTGCAGCCCATGTCCTTTGAGACTGTGCATGCAGAAGCGGTGGTGACTGAGCCGGAAGTGGTCGGCACGGTAGACTATACCGCGCCTGACGGCTCCAGCATGACAGACGAAATCTCGCAGGCCTATGCGTATTACCCAACGCTATTAGGTATTGATGCGACAACTGGCGAAGTTGTGTCTACGCCCATTGCTCAAGACCCGGTGACCGGTGAGATTTTTGAGGTCGATCCTGAGGCGATTGAGCTGGAAAACATCGTACCGGGTTCAGAAGAAATCAGTTATGAGGCGTACACCCAAGAAACCAAAAAGACCACAAACAACGACACCGGCGAAGTCACAGAAACTACAACACAAACCAACCACGGCCAAACTGTTGTAGAAAACAACACGACTAATACCCAACAAATTGAGTGGGGAACGTTTACTGGTGCGAGTCCAGACGACGGCTACGCCGACGGCCTAGCGTTCATCAATGACAAGCTGTGCAATGGCGATTGTGATGCAAGCCCAACTTGTTCTACCGGTACCTGTTCGGTATCTGAGCGGATAGACGATCTTCAGGAAACCTACGGTGTCAATCCGACGGCTTCCGGCGATTGTCCCGCCATCAGTTTCGATTTTGGCCAATTTATGGAATTAGGCCTGGTCGAGTCGACCTATCACTGCGATTTACTCGAATCCATGCGTACATCGCTCGCGGCTATCATGTCGCTAGTGATCGCTATTACGTGCATCTCTATCATATTGAGCGCGTAGCATGTGAAAGCTGTACAAAATGAGTCACATTCTAGGGGTGTATTAACGTGGGCGAGATAGTTAGCAGTTTCTTTTCAAAGCTTATCCAGTGGATAGAATACGGGTTGACCTACTGCGCCGGTATGCTCGTCGGCATACTTGATGCGTCTACGTACTATGTGAGCGTTGTGTTTCTCGGTCTCTTCAACCTGATATTTGACGTGCTTGAAACGCTGTTGGATTCGTCCGGCCTGGATGATTTCGTAGAAACCATTAATGATCCGTTGGAAGGCGGTCTGGGTTATTACCTGGATTTAATGTTAGTGCCTGAAGCGATCACGGCCACCGTAGGCGCTTACTTCGTCCGTTTCCTGATTCGGCGTTTGCCGGTGGTGGGAGAGCTATTGTCAAATCTGGTGTTCAGGCCTTGATCAAGCGGCGATCTGATTGCCGGTTTCTAGCTCAATGCCGTCCTTGAACGGAACCCCGGTAATCACTTTGGCGAGATAATCAAATCCTCGCTGGCGTCGCCAGGTTTTCTCAGCCGTTTGTCCCAGTTTGAATAGCATGTGCAACATGCCATCGCGGGCGAGACAGCCTTTGGCACGCTTGGTGCGATGGCGAATAGTGGCGAAGGTTGATTCGATGGGGTTGGTTGTTCGAATGCTTTGCCAGTGCTGAGCCGGAAAGTCATAGAAGGCCAGCAGTTCATGCCGGTCGCGATACAGACATTCAACCGCCTTGGGATATTTGGCGTCATAGAGTGAGGCGAACTGGTCGAAGGCGCGTTCGGCGTTCTTTTGGGTGTCAGCCTGCCAAATGTCGTACAGCGACTGCTTCATCTTGGGTTGCACCGCTTTTGGAACGCGGTTCAGGACGTTGTTCATTTTATGCACCCAGCAGCGTTGTTGTCGGGTGTCGCTGTAAACCTCGTCCAGCGCGGCCCAGAGACCCATTGCGCCGTCACCAATGGCTAGTTTGGGACTGTTCATACCGCGTGCTTTCAAGCCCAGCAATACTTCCCGCCAACTCTGCGTCGATTCGCGCACACCGTCTTCAATCGCCAGAAATCGTTTTTCCCCGCGCTCATTGACCCCGATGATGATCAAGGCACACAGCTTGACATCTTCCGCTCGCAGCCCGCTGTAGATGCCATCAGCCCAGATATAGACCCACTGATCTCGGTCCAGGCGACGGGTTCGCCAATCGTTATATTCCGCCGCCCACTCGCGTTTCAAACGGGCCACGGTGCTGGCTGATAACCCCGTGGCATCCGGGCCAACCAGGACTTCCAGTGCGGCTTCCATTTCACCGCTGGAGATACCTTTCAAGTATAACCAGGGCAATGCAGCCGATAAGGAACGTGTCTTGCGCACATACGGTGGCACCAACGCCGAACGAAAGGTAGCCCCTTGGCCGTCTTTTGCCCGAACCTTGGGAACCTTCACCGCTACGGGGCCAATGCCTGTCTGAATCTCACGCTCAGGTTGGAATCCGTTACGCACGACGGCGGCCCGACCATCGCCTAACTTCCGTTCGCTGAAGGCTTCCAGATAGGAAGCCAATTCGGCATCGATGGCTTGCGCTATTAACTTCCGCGCGCCTTGACGAATCAGATCGGTCAAAAGATCGGCGTTCTCTTCTCGACTCGACAGGTCGATTACATTACTCTTCTTCATGGTGGCGTATCCTTGGTTTTGATCGTTTTGTTTGGTCACAAATAATCAACCAGATACGCCGCTTCTCTTCAACTACCAAACACCAGATTCAGTTATAGCTCGGTGAAATGGAAGCCGCACTGGAAGTCCTGGTTGGCCCGGATGCCACGGGGTTATCAGCCAGCACCGTGGCCCGTTTGAAACGCGAGTGGGCGGCGGAATATAACGATTGGCGAACCCGTCGCCTGGACCGAGATCAGTGGGTCTATATCTGGGCTGATGGCATCTACAGCGGGCTGCGAGCGGAAGATGTCAAGCTGTGTGCCTTGATCATCATCGGGGTCAATGAGCGCGGGGAAAAACGATTTCTGGCGATTGAAGACGGTGTGCGCGAATCGACGCAGAGTTGGCGGGAAGTATTGCTGGGCTTGAAAGCACGCGGTATGAACAGTCCCAAACTAGCCATTGGTGACGGCGCAATGGGTCTCTGGGCCGCGCTGGACGAGGTTTACAGCGACACCCGACAACAACGCTGCTGGGTGCATAAAATGAACAACGTCCTGAACCGCGTTCCAAAAGCGGTGCAACCCAAGATGAAGCAGTCGCTGTACGACATTTGGCAGGCTGACACCCAAAAGAACGCCGAACGCGCCTTCGACCAGTTCGCCTCACTCTATGACGCCAAATATCCCAAGGCGGTTGAATGTCTGTATCGCGACCGGCATGAACTGCTGGCCTTCTATGACTTTCCGGCTCAGCACTGGCAAAGCATTCGAACAACCAACCCCATCGAATCAACCTTCGCCACTATTCGCCATCGCACCAAGCGTGCCAAAGGCTGTCTCGCCCGCGATGGCATGTTGCACATGCTATTCAAACTGGGACAAACGGCTGAGAAAACCTGGCGACGCCAGCGAGGATTTGATTATCTCGCCAAAGTGATTACCGGGGTTCCGTTCAAGGACGGCATTGAGCTAGAAACCGGCAATCAGATCGCCGCTTGATCAAGGCCTGAACACCAGATTTGACAATAGCTCCTTCCGGCTTGATGCAGATAAAAATTACATCGATCCATTTTGGCAATACATGCGCGATGATCTTATTTTCTACCATGATGCCAAGGCCATTGAATATAAACGGGTGTACAAAACAGCCGATATAACGCCTACCGTGTCAGACCGCGCCGTAATGGTCTGTTTCGGCCAACTCTGTTCGCTCTATGCAAAGAATCAATTTAGCCTGGCTAAAGCTAGTAATTGCCTCGTCAATTCCGGTCTATGGGCCAACCTATGTTCGATTTACGTTTCCCGGGGTCTTGAGGTTGACGATATTTATGTCGATCTCGAAAACAAGCTGAATAAATTTCCGTTCTATCGGGCGGCTGCTTAGTAAATCCTGGCTTTTGCCAATAATGCTTTGTTAGTTCACATTACCAGTCAGTATGATTAAGAAAGACGAAAAGTCCGGTAAATGGCTGGTTGATATCCAGCCTGGCGGACGTGGGCATAAGCGGATTCGAAAAACCTTCGATTCCAAAGTTGCTGCAAAGCGGTTTGAAGTCGTTATTCAGTCGCGTCTTGCTGTCGATCCCGGTTACACGATTCCTAAAAAGGATGTTCGTAAACTGTCCGATTTTGTCAGCCTCTGGTTTCAGTCAACTGGCCAATTCCTGAACTCCGGCAAGGATTCCTATCAGCGTATGATTCAAGCATCGGCAAAAATGGGCGACCCAGTCATGTCTGTATTCAAACCGGTGGTGTTTATCGAATATCGTTCATCCCGCGTCAACGATGGCGTCAAGCCCGCGACACTTAACCGGGAGTTGCAAACCTTTAAAGCGGTCTTTAATGATCTAATTCGCTCTGGCCAATACGACGGAAAAAATCATTTTTCCGGCATAAAGCAAATAAGATCGGCTGAGCCTAAAACCGTTTTCCTTTCAACTGAGCAAATTGACAGGCTATTTTCTTACCTTGCCAAGAGTGAATCTGACGCTTACCTGATTGCTTTGGTCTGCCTGGCTACGGGTGCCAGATGGGGCGAGGCTCAAAGCCTGGTATTGTCTGACCTCTCGAACAACATGGTTCACTATCATGAAACCAAAAGTAAGAAGTCTCGTTCTGTTCCTGTTGCCGACCAGCTTTATCAGCGTCTGTCGGATCGCTTGAAAAATGGGTCTTTCACTGATTCTTACAGCACCTTCACTCGCCGGCTATATGAGTCTGGAATAAACCTACCAGAGGGACAAAGAACCCACGTTCTCCGCCATACCTTCGCAAGTCATTACATGATGAACGGTGGCAATATTCTCGCCCTACAGAAGATTCTAGGCCATTCCACTTTGAACATGACCATGAAGTATGCCCACCTCGCGCCGGACTATCTGAGGGAAATTTTGCAAATTAATCCGGCGTTGACACTTTGTTGA